GAGCGGGTCGTCGAGAGTTTTCGCGACTGGATCTACATCGCCAATCAGAAGTCGACGGCAAGTGATGGCCCTGGCGCTTTTGTGTATGTGAACCTGAACACGGGTAGAACCGTGGTCATAGTAGCATCGTACAACAGCGGCGGGGACAGCACGAGTAATCTATTCTGGGAGATTGCGAACCAGGAGCTGGACCATCAACTAAACACCACCGGGAGTTATGAACCCGTTGGATGTGGTGCAAAAAGCTCTTCGGAGCTGAAGGTGCCCACTCCTTTCACCGGTTATATGGTGCAGGAGTGACATGTGTTGGTCTGCTAGGTTAACTCCGGAAGGAGGGGACCTTTTCTCAACCCTGTGATTCAGGGACGCGTACCACGTATATGGCCACGCGTGAGGCGACCAGGTTCATGACCTGGTTTTCATCGGTAACGATGTAACCACTGAGTGGCGCCTGTCATGGTGCCTAGCACCATGGCAAATCAGCAATATGAGCTCCACAGGACCCTTCTCGGCAATGACTTTATACTGGTGTCCCACAAGGACATCAGCGAGTCGTCCGGTCGGAATACTGCAAATAGACAGCTACGCCTCGTTCCGCACAATTTCGACTGGGATCACCGTTTTGTTACGGTGCCCCGGACGAGTAATATTGTGATCGGTTCGGGTAACGACGTTGTCTTTGGAGCCCGGTTAAAGGATCTGTGGTCCTACGGGACCATAACCTCGACCGATGTTGCTATAAACCTCACTAACGAAGCTATAGCACGCTTCAACGGCAAACTGCGCAAGCACAAAGCCGACCTGGGTGTGACTCTTGTGTCCTGGCGTCAAGCCAGTAACATGATTCACGGCCGTAGTGAGCAAATCGCGGATATCCTTGATAGGCGTATCCGCGTTGTGCAGAAGCTATCTGCGAAGGAGCGCGGTCGAATTTGGCGGAAAGGAACAGCTGATGCGTTCCTGGAAGGCGAGTTTGGCTGGGTACCCCTTATGCAGGACATCCAGAATTCTCTGGGTGCTCTCGGTAGGACTCCGGTCCAACCCGAGTGGGTTTCTGTTACCGCAAGAACGGTCAACGTCCAGCAATTCAAGGACCGTGACCCGTCCCATACCGTTTGGTTCACACGCGACCACCTTGAACAGTGGCGCGTGCGGATCTCGGCGAGGGCGGATCTTGAGTCTGAGAATGTTTGGCTGTTGAACAGGCTGGGTCTGCTAAACCTGCCTGGCGTGGCCTGGGACCTAGTCCCATGGTCATTCGTTGCGAACATGTTCGGGAATTTCGGCCAGATGATCAACTCTCTGAGTGATCATATTGGCGTGAGTCTCGGAAATGCTAGCACGACAACCAGTCTCTATGCGGAGATTGGGCAACTCGCTCATGGCAATCCTGCCTTCGGGATCGCCCACATGCAGGCGTGGAACCAGCAATTTGCTCGGTACAAGCGGCGTACTCTTGGGGTTCCAACTCCCAAGTTTATGTTCCGTGTACCCGAGCTTAATTTCGAATTGCTGGCCATCACTGCATCGTTGGTGGTCCAAAGGATCGGAAAGTTAGAGCGTTTACTCCGGCCGCTAAAACAGGCTTTTAGGGATAGAGATATCCCGACCGTCTGAATTTGCGTGCCACAACTCAACCTTGTTCTTCAAAAGGACACTTTCACAAATGCCTCAAGCAATCGACCTCGTGCTGGCTAATGGCGCCGGAACTCCCGTCAACAAAACGTTCACCCTGTATGCCCCGTCAGCCGGCGACTCGTCGCTGGCCTCGTGGAAACTGCAGGAAGGAACGATTTCGGCGGTGTTCCCCAGCATCACAGCACTCGCCCGGCCAACTGGGAACAAGTCGCGGAAAATGCAGGGGAAGCTTCGGCTTCCTTCGTCTTACACGGATTCGGTAACCGGCCTCACAAAGGTCGGTTCCGCGTTCGAGTTCGACTTCTCTGCATCTGTTCCGGACGACTTCCCGGAGGCGCTGAAGAATGACGCGGTCGCGTTCTCCAAGAACCTGATCGCGCATGCGCTCATCCAAGCGATGATGCGCAACGGCGTCGCTGCGACTTAACCCGTCGGAGCACCGGAACATGGAACACCAAGTGTTCGATGTGATCCTCGGCCTAGCTGAGGACGTGGGCACTCCAAGAGCG